GCGGGGGGTGCTGCACTGCGAGTCGCCAGTGAAGGCACCTCGAGCATCCCCCAGGTTGATATTGCTATTCAACCGTTCCGACCTAATGTGGTCGGACCCAACGGCGTTTCAGTGCAACGGCGCCGTGCCGTGCTGTCTTAACCAAGTGGTCCTTTTCAAGTGTGGGTTCGGAATTCTTCCGACGTTCCATACTCAAAAGGCACTTAGTTAGGGCAGGATATCCTTCCAGTTCATCATTGTGATAAACTGGAACAGCACACCACGCTTTAACCTCAAAGCAGTGGTACTTCTTACTCCATCTCTCGACAGAAATAAGGTGCTGAAAGGACACCTTGCCGAGACCAGAACACTCGGGACCTACAATAGGCAGTGAACCTAGGTAGGACTCGCACACGTTTATCATGTGCGCAGCTGTACGCCAGTATCCCTTTTTGTAAAAGAGATTGCTGGTTTCCACCCAAGAGATCAGACTTCTGGTCTCACGCTTGTTATCAGGACGCAATGCATGAACGTAAACCGGTTTAACCGGTTCACCATTGTACGCGTCTACACCACAAGACTCTCTGAACTTTCCAGTCCAGAAAGACTTATTGGTGTTCACCTTGCAGTAGTACTTATGCAGGTGATCGATAACAACGGGCGCACAGTCTGTGGGAACAAGTATGTCATCCCCATAGACGTAAACATTCTTGGCTACTCTGCAAATTGCCTTGAATGTCACAGGAAGATTGTGTTTTCTAAGTAAAGCCGCTATACATATAGTATAGAAGTACATGGCTTCAACAGGAAAACACAAGGCAGATCCCATTGACGCAAATTTCTTTAAGGTGATTTCTTCACCGCTAGGCATTTGCGCCCTCAAGCTTCGGCATGCATCCACGGCTCCTTGTAAACAAGGATCATGGTCAAACATGCGTATTGCGAGCGAGTGAGGTACTCGATCGCTGGCCGACGAGAGATCTAGTGTTGCTAAACTCTCATCGACGCTTGAGCTCATTGCAAGTTTCTGGTTGATGGTCTGGTCCGTAAAATTTACATGACCCGACGTCAATCCAGAACTCTCAATACGTCTAACGACGTACTCAGACAAAGCCTGTTGTGTATATTGCATACAAACAGGCTCTATCGCAATGATTCTGGGTGTTTTAAGGGTCTTAGGGACTGGAACGACCCTCACGGGTTGTTCTTCATCCTTTCCGACGACCACCATCGCTCCAAACTCCGGGCTTTCCAAAGCGTTCTCGTTAGAGAACGCCCAGTGTAAGACCGGGAAGTAAGGTTCGAGGCGATCATGCCATCTCGGCTGATTAAACTTCTGGTTACCAGATAGTTTCTCAGCAGTAGCACCAGGACCATGCTTAGGACTGAGAGTGCTGAAGTCAACTGAGTTGACCCCAAGTACTCTAGGCCATATCGCACGGCTGACATTGATGAAATAATCAATATCATCCTGGTTGATGGCAACCGAAAAACCCTGCTCAACTGACTTGAATTCAGTGAGAGCCTTCCCAACACGAGAAGGAGAGCACGGAATTTCAAGTTTTTTGAAAGCATTAGAAAATTGCCTAATGCCTTCGATGGCCGAAATATTCGGTTCATCCAGTAGTCTCCCTGTACCAACGTCAAACACTAGACTGAACATACCTTGCAGAAATGCAGGGATTGTTCCACGTTTCCTGAAGGATCGGAAACATGTTGAGTCTATAACACCCATAGCTAGACCTTTCTCAAGGTCTTTGCTTAGAGTGGGGAGGGTAATCGTCAAAAACGACATACCCTCATGTTTGACGCGCGCGCGTAGCGTCGCTACATCGCGTGAATCTGGTTGTTGTGCGTCGCACTTCCTCACTGCGTCCGTAAGGACACATATGAGGAGCTCGACTAGGTTACTTGCGTGGCTTTTCATGCGTCCTCCTAATACAGAAGGTAAGCATCCAGCCATGCCAGTCCACATCCCACCTCTATATAAAGGTGGTACAACCCATCACAAGTAAAGAAGGACCCTCAGGTTTTGCAAAGCCTTCGGGTCCCCATTTACGCGTCTTCCTACTACTCACCCAATTCATCAGGATGAGTTATGAAGTAGTCGCTAACTTGTGAAAGAACGGCGATAAGAACTGAGAGAATGAGAACCAAAATCTCAGTGCTCATTTCCGCAAACCTTCAACACGTTAGCTGAAGACGCCCAGGTCTTTAAGGCCTGGACAAGGTAGTCAATATCGGTATCGGAAAAGCCATATTCTGGCTCGTCGATAACGAGATAAACGCCCAGAGATTTGTACTCCGAAGTTGCGTCAAGAGGATTCACGGCGACCACTCGTTGGTCAACGCGAACCATTCGACGCGTGCGGTCGCGAGACGTCTGATGACTGATCGTCATTTTGAAGTCTTCTTCCGCCTTCTGGTACACTGAGCGCGTGCCTTCGGAAGAAATCCGAGGCATAGTTTTGGCTACCGCATTAACGGTGATGGATTGGGGGTCTGTGAAAGACATGGTTAACCTTTCGATGCTGTAACGCTGCTTCTCAGCAGTGTTTCTGATGGCGTTGAGAGGTCTCTAGAACACAGGTTTGCCAAACCCATGTCTGTAGCTAAATAGACCTCAATTTGTGGGCATCTTAGTGTCCGTGGGCTCCGCTTTATAGGCGGGTAATACCCAAGGCCCCTAAGATCGACCACTGTCTGGCAGTGAGTCCACTGTCAGCCAAGTCAAAACCGAAATGTCCGCCTAACTTTCTTACCTTCCGAGTGAGAGAGATATCCCACTCGGCCCTGTGAAGCGTACCTGCGATGGGGAAGAACGTTGTTACGTTTACAACCTCATCTGTGGTACCCATCAGGTAGGCGTACTTCGTAGCTAGGTTTGCAAATAGACCGGTATTTGAGGATGAGTTAATAATATCCCCAATATTTGTAAACCAGTCAACTAGCCACGAGAAGGGGGTGAGTTCCCATACCGTAACAGGTGTGAGATCAGCGCCGAAGAGGTTCGCAATAGCTTTTCTCCTCCATTCTACGGACCTAATTTCAGGTACGTAGTAACGGTAGGAAGCTTCGAACCATACCTTCTGCCTCGCTACGCGAGTAATACTGGTCCCTCCTTTAGGTAGGGTTGGAGTCCATCCTATTAGT